TTTCATTTATATTGATTCAGCCGCTCAACAAACACGCTTTGATTTCGCGCAGAACTACGATATTTCCACCATCAACGCTAAGAAGTCCGTACTTGACGGAATTGGACATGTATCAGGAATTATCGAGAACGACACACTGTTTGTTGATCAAGAAGCACAACAATCTTTATCCTGCCTTGATGCATATCAGTGGGACCCAAATCCAAATCTAATGAAAGAAAAACCTAAACACAACATGGCGTCTCACATGGCAGATGCGTTGCGCTACGGATTATACTCATTTCAAATCTCAAATGTATCCTTTTAATGATACCAGCTTAAAAATAGTTATTGACAAGTTAGCTTAAACTAGATATAATTCTTTAAATGAAAAATAAAGGAACCAGAGGAAAATGCCTAAGTTAAAACGTGACATTGTAAAGTATGTACGAGATAAGGCAAAATCCAAGTATGAGAAGGGTTCCTCTTGCGAGATTTGTGGTGCAACAGAGCAGTTAGACTTTCACCACTTTTACAGTCTCACACCATTGTTAAACAAATGGATAAAAGATAACAATCACAATCCCGAGTACATTCAAGCACTTCGGGATGATTTTATAGAAGAGCATCATGCTGAGCTATATGAACACACATCTACTTTGTGTCATACTCATCATTTGAAACTTCATTCAATTTACGGTAAAGATCCAGCACTGACTACAGCTACAAAGCAGATGCGTTGGGTAAAGATTCAAAGAGAAAAACATGGCTTGGTATAATCCTTTTAGTAAAAAACCTGTCGAAGAGAAGTTGAATCCTGCTCAACAATATATGGGCAATGAGACAGCGGGTTCTAGAGAGCCGGTATTTAGCTATGAAAAGTACTATGAAGAATTAGAAATTGTAAATCGTGGTGTAAATATGCTCGTAGATGACGTTGCAGCAATACCAACGATTGTACAAAGAGATTATAAGAATGACGGAGTTGTTAAAGGTGTAAAAAGAGCTAGGGTTGAAAACTTACTTAATCATCAACCAAACCCTTATCAAGATGTTAGCTCCTTCCGAAGAAACCTTATTACAGACTATCTACTAGATGGAAATATCTTTATTTACTTTGACGGTGCACATATGTACCACCTTCCTGCGGATAAAGTTACTATTCATGCAGATAAAAAGACTTACGTTGAGAAGTACACATATCAGGACATTGATTATTTACCGCAAGAAATTATTCATGTAAAAGAAAATTCGTTTCACTCCCTATACAGAGGAGTTTCACGATTAAGACCTGCAGTTCGCACAATGAGACTTATATATCAAATGCGAAACTTTCAGGATAACTTTTTTCAGAACGGAGCAGTTCCAGGACTTGTACTTAAATCTCCTAACACTCTTTCTGAAAAAATTAAAGAACGTATGATGGTATCGTGGCAGTCACGTTATCGTCCTGATACTGGCGGACGTAGACCGTTAATTTTAGATGGCGGTTTAGAAGTAGACAGTATTTCAGATACTAATTTTAAAGATTTAGATTTTCAAAACTCCATATTAGAGAACGAAAAGGTTATTTTGAAATCACTAGGTATACCCCCTATCTTATTGGACTCAGGAAACAATGCAAACTTGAGACCAAATATGAGATTATACTACTTAGAAGCAGTTTTACCTATAGTACAAAAACTAAACCACTCTATTGAGAGATACTTTGGTTTTGGTATTAAAGAAGATATTACAGACATCCCAGCACTTCAACCAGAATTGAGAGATGCAGCTTCTTACTATTCTTCTTTAGTAAATGGTGGGATTATTAGCCCGAATGAAGCAAGAGAGTCGTTGGGTTATGACCCTAGAGAAGAGGCAGAAGATATACGCGTACCTGCAAACATTGCCGGTTCAGCAGCAAATCCAGAAGAGGGCGGACGCCCGGTAGAGGAAGAGGAAGAATGATTACACCTACGAGAAAAAGAAAAATACGACAAGAAGTAGCAATGCTTTTAGCGGAACACGGACTGGATAAAATTACAGATGCAAAAACTCTGTTACATTATCCAATGGAGCATATGAGTACTCATGCTACTTTTAAGAAAATATTTAAAAACTGGGGGAGCTTGGTAGCATCTCTAAAAGTATCTCACCCAGATTTAATGGAGATGGCAGAAAGTAAAGCAAAGCCAGCTCCAAAAGCTACACCAAAGCCAAAAGCTACACCAAAGCCAAAAGCTGCGGCTAAGCCTGCTGCGAAATCAGCAGTTAAGAAAGGAAAATAGTTATGAATAAACTATTTAATTTAACCTCTACTTTTAAAGCTGCGGAAGCAGATGATGGATCAGTAATGATTCGTGGTATGGCAAGTACAGCTGATTTTGATCGCGCGGGTGACTCAATCTCTGCTGAGGCTTGGACAAAAGGTGGACTTGCAAATTTTGAAAAAAATCCAATTATCTTATTTAATCACGATTATGATAAGCCAATTGGTAGAGCCACAGGTCTGAAAGCTGGACCAAATGGACTAGAGTTAGAATGTAAGATTAGTAAGGCGGCGCCTGCTAATGTTGCACAACTTGTTAAAGACGGTGTTCTTGGAGCCTTTTCTGTTGGTTTTCGAGTCAAGGACGCTGATTACTTAAAGGAAACCGACGGACTAATGATTAAGGACGCTGAGCTGTTTGAGGTATCGGTAGTATCTGTACCATGCAATCAATCAGCTACTTTTTCGCTCGCGAAGTCATTTGACTCTGATGAAGAGTATAATGAATTCAAAAAAACTTTCACAAATCGTGTAGATCTAGCCGGTCAGTCTCTGGCTAAGGACGAAGATACTTCTTCAAATATAGCTAGTGACCACACACCGAAAAGCGCGGATGATATATCCGCAGATCAGGAGATCAAGATGGATAATAAAGACATCGACTTGGAAGCTTTCGCAAAACAAGTAGCAGAAGATACTGCTGCTAAGATTGCTATGAAGCAAGCCGAGCAAAAAGCAGCTGAAGAAGCACAAGCTAAAGCAGCTCAAGAAGCATCTGAAGCGAAAGCTTTAGAAGCAGAATCAATTAAAAGTGTAGTAAACTCTGGTGTTGAATCAGGTGTTGAAAAACTTATGGCAGACGTTGAAGCAAAAATGTCTGAAAAAGACGCATCTCTAACAGAAGTTATGGAAACTTTCCGTAGCGAACTTGAAGAGAAGAAAGCAGAAATCAAAGCGATGCAGGAAAGCAAAAAATCTTTCTCAGATCGTTCAGAAAAAGCTGACTTAAGTAAGTTCGGTAAAGACTTCTTGAATGCTCGCATTCTTGGCGCTATTACTGGTAAAGGTTATGATACTGATTTCGGTCGTAGCATCATGGAAAAAACAGGTGCTGTTGCTGAGAATGTAGGTAGCTTAAACACTGTTGTTTCTCAGCAGTTTATTGACGAAGTAGGTTATGCTCAGCAGTTGGGTGGTTTGTTCCCAGAGCTTGCTGTAACTTCTGCAAAAACTACTTTGCCAATCACTAGAACTCCTAAAGAAGCAACTTTTGGAACTGGTGGTCTAACCGACACTAATCAACTAGTAAACGCTGGCGATACTGCAGCAAGTGGCCAAGGCTATGACGTAGAAGACGTTACAGTATCAGCTTTCCGTTTGATCGCAGGTACTTATGTTCTTAACGATACTGATGAGCAACTTGTTGTATCATTACTACCTCAGATTACTAAGCAGCTTGCTAAGGCTCACGCATCAGCGGTTGATAAGTCAATTCTTTATGGCGCAGCTGGTTACAGCTCTCACGGTCTAGTGGGTACTGCTGGTGCTCAGAACTCAGGTTCTGCTATCGCAGCAGATGGCGGGTCTACCTCAACAGCTACATTTGATGCTGCGAACAATGCGGGTAACGCATACCCAACTCCGGTTCAGTTAGCAGGTCTACGTTCAGGTATGGGTGCATATGGTCAGGACACTAATGACTTGGCTATTATTATTGCTCCAGATGCTTACTACAGCATCATTCACACAGACGGCTTCACTGATATCTCAGAAGTTGGTAGTGATTTCGCTACTAAACTAACTGGTGAAGTGGGTAGCATCTTCGGCGTTAAAGTTATCGTTTCTGATCGCTTAGTGTCTAAAGCTGCAAGCGGCATTGCTGGTATTATGGTTAATACTTCTAACTTTGTACGTCCACGTCTTGGTGGTGTAAACTTCGAGACTGAGTACTCAGTTCTTAACCAACGCACTAACCTTGTTGCAAGTCAATCAGTTGGCTTCAACCGTCTAGTTAGCGCAAATGCTTCGGCACAGCGTTTGATGTACCCAGACAACTCTTAATAGTAGTAATACTTTTAAACTTCGGGGAGGTTCGCCTCCCCCAAGTTTTTACTAATGGACTTATAGAATTATGGCAAATTTAATAACACTTGCAGACTACAAAGACTCAGAGAATATTCAGAAAACTACTGATGATACTCGTCTGACAGCTTTGGTAACTTCCGTGAGTCAATTAGTAAAAACTTATTGTGGAAATAGTATAGTAGATTATTATAGCTCCGCTAAAGCGGAAGAGTTTACAATTAACTGGGGCACTAACCTTGTTCAGCTTACAGAAAGCCCTGCAAATGCTATCACTACTGTACAGTATAGAGATAGCTATAGTGCTTCCTACAAAACTCTCCCTGCAACAGAGTGGTTCCTAGATAAATCAACCGATACTGTTTACAGAGTGAATAAAAGTGGCACAGCAGTGAATTGGCCTACCGGCCCAGGATCTGTAAAAATCACTTATACAGCAGGGTATGAAAATTGTCCTGAAGATTTAAAACTAGCGGTTATTGATTTGATTACTTACTATCATAAAGATGAGCACAAAGCTCGTCAAACAATAGCAGGTGCAAGCATTCAGAATAATGCTTCTTCAAGTCAAAGAGATAACGTAGCGTTCCCTGACCATATTAAAAGAGTCTTGGATTTATATAAAAACTTCTAATGAGTACTCAGAGTCTACTAAGGTTTTTAGAAGAATTGAATAAAGACCTATCGGCACCTGATATAGCCCAAGAGAAGAGATTAGAGTATAACTTAAATACTCATACTTTTGGATATGAAGAAGAAGTTTTTATACTGGAAATGTTAAAAGAGTTACGTACTCGTGGTATAAGAATAAGCAAGAAAAGATCAGATAACTTAGTAAGACTGGCAAATATTTTTACAAAAGAATTATATAAAGAGTTATCCGCCTTAAACGAAAAAGCAAAAACAAAAAGCGGTATAACCAGACTATCGGGCAATGATAAAAATTTTAGTTTTGTATTCACAACAGATATACGAACTGGAAAATGTCCAAATAATTGGGCTCAAGGACAAGCAGACGTTTTTGATAAAATAAAGCAAGTCTATGGAGAGTCTTATAGAAGATTCTTTTTTGGTGTAAGAGATATATTTGCAAAAGGGACAAAAGGCAGAGAAAAGTTTGACCTATCTTTTAAACGGGGTCAAAGACTGTCAAAAGGTCAAATGGGACAATCCGGTCACGCAGAGGGTGAAGGTATTGTTGAAACAATGACCAGGGAGTTTTTCGATAAACACGCAAATTTAGTGTTTAATAAAAATAACCCAAAAGAACAATTAATAGAGGCACAGCTACTGAGTGACTTACAAAAACTGGGAATTGATTTAAGTTTTATGAGAAATACTAATGATAAAACTTTTTCAATCTCTCTTATCGGTAGAGGGGGCAATGATTTTGACGGTAAGGCAATAAGAGCACAAGTAGCAGCAGCTAAAAAGAGAATGGATGAACTAATCAATAACCCTGAAATGATTAAGTTTATGGCAGAAGATTTACAAGGATCAGATAGTTTTTCTACAATACAACGAAAAGAGTTAGCTAAAAAAGCAACTGATCCATTTAAGAAAGTTAAAAAAGCTAGAGTTAAAACTCAAAATACAAAAATTAAACACAGTAAGAAAACTGTAACTAAGAAGAATAAAAGTTCTGGACAATCAGCAGGAAGAAGGAAGCAAGCAGTAAAAGTAGCAGGAGTAGCTGGATTAAAAAGACGAAAACAAAAAGAGTCTATAGCTTCTCAACCCTTACAACTACTAACTATGTTAAACCAGAGATTACCAGAAACAGTAAGAAAAAATATGAAGTCTCCCGGACTTGTAAATAGATCAGGAAGATTCGCAGATAGTGTAGAAGTTGTAGATGTAACTCAGACTCCTAAAGGATTTCCAAGTTTTGGATATACTTATAGAAAGAACCCTTATCAAGTGTTTGAAGAGGGAGCAGGAAAAGAGCCTTGGGCAGATGGAAACAGAGATCCAAGAGAGTTAATTGATAGATCTATACGAGAAGTAGCCAAAGATATGGCAATAGGCAGATTCTTTACTAGGAGAATATAATGGCAACAAGAGACTATACAACACGACGTTTAGGTATTGTAAATGGTCTTGTTGACAAGCTAAAAACAATTAATGGGGCAGGACACTTTTTAACAGATTTAAATGAAAATGTCTCTCCTCGTTTAAAATTTTGGGATGAAGTGGAGGAGTTTCCCGCCGTTCACCTAAATGCAGGTTCCGAAACCAGAGAATATCAGGGTGGAGGATATAAGGATAGATTCCTTTCAGTAACTCTTCGTTGTTATGTACAGGACGAAGACTCTGTACTAGCTCTCGATGAGCTACTAGAAGATGTAGAGACTGTATTGGAAGATAATTCGAGATTAGCGTATACGGATCGTACTGGTACGACCCAATACACTCAACAAATCACAGTTGTTGGTATTGATACTGACGAAGGTGTACTAGAACCTTTAGGCGTAGGTGAGATGACAATAGAGGTTCGATACTAGAAAATACTGGCACGAACAAAAGTTCACGTCCAAGTCTTTTCAAGATACATAGGAGATAAACTATGGCAAATTCTTTACATTTAAGTCGCGAGGTAGAGGTCTATGTTAAGTACGATACGGATTATTGGAAAGTTCCTGTACTTGACGGCTTCAGCTTCTCGCAATCAACAAATACAGCAGAGGTAGCTGTTAAAGAGATGGCAAACGGTAGTAATGCTAGCCGTCGTGGTCGTTTAATGTTTAACGATTCTATGGCTCCTGCAGAGTGGAGTTTCTCTACTTATGCTAGACCTTTCAAAAGAGTTGTTAGTGAGACTGACGAGCATCACATGATTGAAGAAGTTATGTGGGCTATGCTTAACCAAACACCTCATACTGCTTATAATAGTACTAGTAACAAATTTACCCAAGCCGATTCTATCGAGCAAGGTGATGCCGGTGCTAAAGTTAAGTTTAACAAATCAAACGTACTAACTGCTCCTTCAGCTACAATCTGGTTTAAATTCCCGGGTAATGATGCTGCTGATGGCGGTAATACCGATATTTGGTATGAGCTTGGTGATGCTACTGTTAATGAGTGTGCTGCTGAGTTTGATATTGATGGTATTACTACTCTTAACTGGTCAGGTTCTGCAAAATCATTAAGTGAAGCCGCAGGCAGTACTGTTACTGCTATCGGTAGTGCAACAATGGAAGTCACTGATGCTGAGATTCAAAATACCGGTAGCTTTATTCGTAACCGTTTGACCCAGCTTACTGTAGCTTCAGCGATGGGCGGAGATATTGCAGCATCTTATAATCTAGTACTTACAGGTGGAAGCATTACTATTACTAATAACGTAGAATATGTAACTCCTGCCAGCTTAGGTCAAGTTAATAAGCCTTTAGGACACACTCTTGGAGGTCGTACTGTATCAGGTAGCTTTACTTGTTACTTAGATCATAACACAGCCTCAAGTGCTGATCTTATTGAAGATCTACTTGGTTCGCAAGGTGCAGTTAAGAATAAATTTGCTCTACTATTCCAAGTAGGCGGGGCATCATCTACTCCACGAGTAGAGTTTGATATGAACCAATGTCACTTAGAAGTTCCTTCTCATAATGTTGAAGATGTTGTAGGTGTTGAAGTTAACTTCCACGCACTACCAACAGATATCGGCGCTACTGACGAGTTAGAAGTTCTATATGTAGGTGCATAACATACTGAAAAATATTTCTTGACATTTATGGTCCTTTGCACTATAATATGAGATAGAAAAAGTTAAGAAAGGGGTCTTTTTCAGACCCCTTTTTTATTATCTGGAGATTTATGGCTAATTATAACATTAAACAGGAAGCCAAAGTATATTTGGTAGTAAGCGGCACCAAATATAAGTTGGAGGTTGGGCCTGATCTGTCATTTAGTCAAACATTTACAGATAAGCCGAAAGCTGTTAAAACGTTGCATGCACAGAATGATTTTTTTGATAGATCAACAATCAAAAAAGCTAATCCTGCAAACTTTAAATTTTCGGTATTTTTTTACGAAGATAATACTTCATATAATACAACAGCAATAGTACATGATAAATTAATTAGCTGTGGAGTATTTGATTTGTATATATCAACTGAGCTTGATAGGTTTTATCTGAAAGATTGTGTTATTGCAAATGGGACGTACGGGATTGAGCGATCCAAACCCCTGAGCTTAACAGTTTCTGGAACCGCCTCAAAGCTCTCCAGGGTAACAAGTACCATCACATCTGATGCACTTATCCCTGGGTCTAGTGCAAGCGTCAATTCTAATAGAAAGATATTGATGAATGAGCAGGTATTGGTACAGTTAGGTGGTAATAATTTGGATATCTCAACTGAGATAGTTGCTATAAAGGCAGAATTACAAAACAGTATAAGATGGACAGAAAATGCAACAATAGATGATGCCATAAATGTTATCGGTGCTTCTACAGCAATCTTCCCTAAAAAATTTACTGTTAGTAAAAAGTCTTTGGCAGGAAACATTACACGATATTTGTGCGATACCAACAATCAGCAATTATATCAGTTTAACGAGTCCATTTCTCTCCGAATAAGAGTAGGAGAAGTTATAAATGGATCTTTTCATGGAGTAGATATTGATATGCCGACCAGCTCATTTACAAATCGATCAGCAGTTAGCGATGTATTTTTACAAAATTATGAGTGGAGAAATACTAGCAATCAGGCGCTATCTACAACTATCACATACAATAAATAACGTTAGGAGTTACAATGGAACTTAAGAAGTTAATGATCGACACTAAGTCGGTTTGGATTGATTTTCCTGGTCTATCAGGATTTTCAATAGAAGTAGCAAATCTTTCACGAAAAGAGCTAACCTCTTTAAGAAAGAAATGCACAGGTCAGAAATTTGACAGAAAAACAAGACAGGTAATGGAGTCTTTGGATGAAGATAAATTTATCAATGAATTCACCAAAGCAGTGGTAAAAGGTTGGAAAGGGTTAACCTTAGAATATCTAGAAACTTTACTACTTATTGATATGGGCGAAAAAGACCCTTCAGAAGAATTAGAATACACACCAGAAAATGCAGAAGTATTAGTAAGCTCTTCAACAGAGTTTGATACTTGGCTAAACGAGGTGGTATTCGACCTTGATAACTTTCGTACAGGAACAAAAGGAAGCCCTGCTGGAAAGACTGGAAAAGTACTTCAAGAATAGTGAAGCCAAAATGACGAGAGATAAATATCTCTCTATGTGTGAACAACTCGGAAGAGAACCTGATCCAAAGGAGTGCCCTCCAGATCTTGAAGATTTTCCGGAATTAGTTATAAATGCAATGAATACTTTTAATATGTTAGGGGATAGAGTGTATCCTGAGATTGGTTTTATAGGGAAAGACTATACTAATCTAAAACATTTTATAGAGATATACGATATAGCAGATACTGAATTATTCTTAGAAATTATGACTTATTTAGAGTCAAGAGCTGTCAAACACTCTCAAGAAGCAATCAAAAGGGAGAGAGATAAGCTAAAGAGAAAAAAATAGTGGCAAATAATACAGTTACTCTTACGTTTAAGGTTACGGAAGACGGCAAGTTAAAGCAGATTAGTCAGGATGCAGAAAAAGCAGCAGCAAGTACTAAAAAAGCTGGAGCAGCTGCAGATAGCTATAATCGTAAACAAAAAGGTGTGGCAGGAGCCACGTCTAACAGTACTAAAGCTTTCTCTAAGATGCAACAAAATCTTGGGGGAAGCAATGGTCTGGTAGCTGCTTATGCCGGTCTTGCCGCTAACATATTCGCATTAACAGCAGGCTTCGGAGCCCTTTCCAGAGCCGCACGTGCAAATCAGCTAGAATCAGGACTTTTAGCTATGGGTCAGGCTACTGGTGTAGCCATGCACTCCCTTTCACGAGGACTAGTAGAAGCTACAGGGAACGCAATCAGTCTAGAAGAGGCGATGCGTTCTGTAGCTCTTATTACTAGCGCAGGTATTGATCCTAGCGCTATTGATCGTTTTGGTCAAGTTGCTAAGAAAGCCGCAACCGCACTTGGACGAGATGTACAAGATTCTATAAACCGCCTCACTCGAGGTGTCACAAAACTAGAACCAGAGCTCTTGGATGAATTGGGTATCATGGTTCGGCTCGATGAAGCCTCAAAAACCTATGCAGACAGTATAGGTAAAACTGCGAGCGAGCTTACAAACTTTGAAAAACGTCAAGCATTCTTAAACGCTACTCTTGCCGAAGGTGAGGCAAAATTTGGTGCGCTTGGAGATGTTGATGTAAATCCGTATGACAAACTAGCAGCTGCCTTGCAAAACCTAGCAAAAAGTGGTATAGGTGGTATTGCAGAAGGTCTTGCAGGGATAGTAGGATACCTTTCAGAAAAACCAACAGCATTATTAGGTATTATAGCTGCATTTGGTTCAACAATATCTCAAGTAGTTTTAGGTAGTCTTGGCGAAATGACAACCAAAACACATTCTTTAGCAAAAGCTACTCAGGCACAAAATAAAGCAAGACTTAGTCAATTAACAGGATTAAATCGTTCTTCTAAAAGTCTTGATAATGTTGTTAAGTCAATGGACGATAATAGTGTTTCAAGTAGGGAATATAGAGAAGCATTAGACGGTCAGGCTCGTTCCCAAAAAGTAAACTTAGGACTACTTAATAAAAGAAAAAACCAAGAAAAAGTTTTAGCAAAAGTAAGCAAGACTAGTGGGCAAGAAGTAAAACTACAAGGAATCAGCCAGCAACAATATAATCAAAGAATAGCAACATCTAATAACATTATTAAAAGACTTAACCAGTCTCAAATACAAGGAAGAAAGTCAGCTGCGGGTTTTGCACAATCTAAAGCTATCGCCGCAATACAAGAAGGAAAGTTTGGTGTAGCACTTAAAAATACAAGACGTATGTTAAGATTCCAAATGGCGGCTCTTGTACAAACTTCAGCTACAACAAAAGGATATACTAGAGCCACTCAGATGGCGAGTATTGCTATACAAGGTCTAAGCATGGCAGCTAAGACCGCAGGTGCAGCAATAATGAGAATGATGGGTATTGTGGGCATGGCTCTCCTGGCATTCCAAATGTTAGCAGACGGCGTTAAATTTCTTATCAACTTGTTTAAGTCGGACGCACAAAAACAGTATGAAGAAAAATCAAAAGCATTGGCAGAGGTTCAAAAAGAGCTTGCAGGTAATTTAACGGAAGTTGATGCAGCTTTTCAAGGTCAAGCAGGTAAGATAATTGGAATGAGCGGAGCATACACTGCTTTATCTAATACACTATCTACTTTTGTAGGCAAGTATAATGAATTAGATGCCGCAGGTAAAAGAAACGGCAATACTATTGATGATCAAGTAGATGCTTTAGATGGTTTTATTGCAAAAAGCTCTGTTTTGAAAAATGCCATGCAAGAAGAGCTTGGAGCTACAACGATTGCAGGACTTGCAAAAGACAAATATAGTGGGGATACGAGAAGAGCAAAAATTGCTGTAGACCAGTTTATAAACTCACAACTCAATGTAGCAAAAACTATGAGAAGTATTGCTGAAACTGCAAAAGCAGGACAAGAAGCTATTGCAGACTTTATAAATGCTGGTAGAATAAAAACAAGTGTAGATGAAGTACTGGGATCTTTGAAAAATTTAAATAGTGAATTATTCACTGTAGGTGCAGATGGTGTCACCGTTGAAATAATTCCTACAGTCAAAGAAGAGGGAAATCTCGGTGCAATTTTATCAGAAAGCTTAAATGCAGACCAAGCTAGAATATTTGATGTTTCAAAAGAGCATCGTGAATTAAAAGCTATAGAAAAAGCAAACAAAGATACACAAAATAAGATTGCCGAGCTAACAGAAAGAAAAGCAGGACTAAGTGGCAGATCCGAGGGAAAAAACAAAAAGAGAATAGACGCATCGATTGCTATTTTGAAAGCTGAAATGAAAGCAGGTAAAGAACAACAAGATGTTATTGCCGAAGCCATGCTTCCTCAACTAAAAACAGCCCAGGATTTGTTTGCCCTTGAACAGCAAAGACAGGTTGATAAAAAACATCTTTTAGAGATGGCAAAAGAAGAAACCCAGCTTCAAAAAGCACTTGCTGCAAATACTCAGGTGTCTGCACAGGCACAGATAAATGCTCACAATGCTCAAAAAGCAGCACAAATGGAATTGAATAGTAATCAAATTAGATTCAATAATAAAATTATTTCAGGATTAGATGCTGAAAAACTTGGACGAAAGCTGTCAGTAGACGAAGCAAAACAGTTACAGACCTTACAAAATCAAAATGCAGTCTTAACCATGCAAAACACAAGACTGGAAGCAGAAAAAACGGATGAATTAGAAGCTCAAGTACAGCTTAAAAAGACAGTACTAGCTGCTGTTCAAGAAAATGCTAAAGCAGAAAAAGCTGTTCTTGACAATCTTAAAAAGCAAATTTCAGAAGCTAAAAAGTTTCAGAAAGTTACTGAAAGCATTGCTAAGTTGGAGATGCGAGCAGCGAATAGAGCTTCAGGACAAGCCAGTGGCCTGACTCCTTCCCAGATAGCCTCTATAAAACTTGACAAAGACTCTAGAGCTCGTAGAATAACAATAATACAACAAGAATATAATTCTAAAGTTGCAGGTGCAACTATAGAAAGGGCAGTTACAAAAGCTCGCATGGCGGTACTTAAAGCAGAGATTGATTTAATCAATCAGAAAAGAAAGGATGCCGGAGAAAAGCAGATAGATACTACAGAGCTAGATGCTGTTATAAACAGTCTCAATAACGAAAGTGGTGTATATGAGCAAGCAATGCGTAATGCTCTACTAACGAAAAAAGAACAGCTACTTATTTTAAATGAAGAAGCAGCAACTTTAGATGTTCAAAAATTAAGAACAGTAGAGCTAGAGCAAATTGATCAAAAAAGGTTGGAGCATGCAAAATCTATTCTTGGACTTCAAAAAGGCGTCTTTGGAGAAATGTCAAAGCAGTCAGACATAACAGATAAGCTAGCTACTCTTCGCAATACAGGCGCTGATGGACAGCCTAAGAGCTTAGTGCAAGCAGAAAAGAATGCAGAAGAAAGCAGACAACGTAGAGAACAGTTAGCTAAGATGGAGTATAACTTAAAAGTTGCAACAGTTAAAGCGGAAGAGGCTTTAATGCAGGCTAAGTTTGATCTATTAAAAGCAGAGATGGCAGCTTCAGGCGGTGGTATCGATGCTAACGAAGCAGCCGCTTTAAATGCCGCACAACAGTCACTTAATCTAACAAAGCAAGCAAATGAGATGAAGATTAAGACAGCAAAAATGGAAAAAACTCTTGCTCTGGAAACTGTCAATGCTGAGAGAAGCAATGCCGCAGAGAAAGCTGGAAGGGCTGGAGGTATGAAAGGCCTTCTCGCTAACCTTAGAGGAACAAGAACTGCAGAGGATCAAGATATCGGTAAGGTAGGAACCGGAGCAATAACAGAAGGTGAAAAAATAGTAGCAGATAGTATTAAACAAGGCAGTGCCGATACGAATATGATACTGAAAGCAATCGCAGATAAACTTGGTGCAGAAGTAAGTACTGGAGAAGGAGCTACATCAGTTTCATCTACAGTATCTCCAGGAACTGATGCAACAATCGATACGATTAGTCAAGCAAATCAAGTAGGAAATGCTACGAGCTCAACAGTAGAGAATGGTTTAGGCGGAGATTCTGGAAAAACCATAACCTCAGAAGATAGTGAAGGTAACGGAGTAGATGGGGCAGTAAATAAGCTTAGTACATTAAAAGGTCTTATCTCAGCTACGGCAACTGAGATGGCACTCTTAGGCCCTGAAGGTGAAGGAGCAAGTCAGGTATTGAATGGTGCTTTAGTTATGTCCGAAGCCTTTGATAAAGAAGCTGATTCAATGGAAAGAGCAGGTGCTATGATTTCCGGTCTTTCTTCCATGATGGAAGGCAACTCAAAAATGAAGATTGCCAGAATAGATCAAGAGATTGAAGCCGAAAAACGTAGAGACGGAAAATCAGCAGAAAGTGTTGCTAAACTAAAAGCACTAGAGAAAAAGAAAGAAGCAGAGCAGAGAAAAGCATTTAAGCGTAAGAAAGCTATGCAAATGGCTCAAACTGTAATTAATACCGCTGCGGGTATTATGGAGTATATGTCAGACAAAAATATACCAATGGCTGTAGCAACAGGTATATTAGGTGCGGCTCAATTAGCTATTATTTCGTCACAAAAATATCAAGGAGGTAGTGCTTCTGCTCCTTCAGCAAGTATTCCGGAAAAAGCATCATCAGGAAAAAGAGATGCAAAAGTAGACTTAGCAAGAGGAAATAACGCATCAGGAGAACTAGCATATTCTAGAGGTTCTATGGGTACAGGCTCTGGTGCTACCGACTTTAAACCTGCTTTCACAGGATATAAACATAGAGCAGAAGGAGGACCAACAGGCTTCATAGTAGGTGAACAAGGGCCTGAACTCTTTATGCCACAACAACCAGGAGATATAATCCCTGCAGGACAAACTGAAGATATTACCGCTTCGGCACCTACTAATGTTAGCTTTAATATTAGCGCAGTAGATTCTAGAGGCATGGAAGAGATGTTATTAGAACAACGAGGAAGTATAATAGGAATGATTAAAGAAGCCGCAAACGAGAACGGAGAACTCTTCTTAGAAGACGTTGAGGAGATGACATACTAATGGCTACAATAAGTTTTTTAAATATTTTACCAAATCCCGATTATAAAATTGGGGATGCTGGAGAACTGAATAACTCAGGCGGAGGACAAGGATATAAAAGTGTAAAAGTTACTTCTGAACAGCCTCTTATAAAAAGTCGCACGAATTCGGGAAAACTTTATGCTAGAGCACAGGGCGCACATACTTGGAAAGTATCAATTTCATATAACCCTATGACGAGAGACGAGTTTCAGCCATTACATAGCTTTCTTATGGAACGAAGAGGTCAGATGAAACCTTTCTATATTTCTTTGCCACAGTACAAAGCTCCGAGAAACTCTTCGTTCGCAACTTATGTAGCAGACAGCAATGAGAATAATATGAGTTTACAAGCGGCAGCATCTGCAGGGGTAACTAATATACTAATTGGAGCAAGTGGTTATGCGATAAGTAGCGATGGTACTCCTAAGCCTGGAGATATGTTTACTGTTGATCTAGCTACTCATACAAAAATATATCAGGTTACAAAAGTAGAGACGCCTTCTCTATATGAAACAAACACAACTCCTCCAGGATCAAACCAAGTTAGAATGCATTTTATGCCTCCTCTACAGAAAGCGGTTGCAAACGGAACAGAACTTGTATTTGATGATCCAAAAATGAGAGTAGTACAAAGAAATAATACACAAGAATACAGTCTAAATACAGACAATTTATACAGCTTTTCATTGAGCTTAGAAGAGGCCCAACTATAATGACAATTAGAAAATTATCCAGCGACAATACCAAACAAACGGCCTTAGTAAGCTCTCTTACAAATGGAGATGCGTATGCGTATGCTCATTTAATTAAATTTGAAAGAGCAAATACTCTATCAAATGAAAACTTTGAAAGAAGGGAAAGAAGTGTAAACGATTATGTGTATATAACAGATAATCCTTATGAATTAGAGTACGATAGTGTAACTTACCTACCAAACAGTCTTTTGTCTGTAGGTAATACTAATGAGGCTATAAAAGCAAAAGCCTCCACTATGAAAATAACATTAGATGGCGCATATCTTGGAGTGCACTTTCAAAGTTTAAAAACAACCGTTGCTTATAACTCAGGCAATACAACCGGAACAGTTACAATAACTTCCCCAGGAGATAGTTGGGCAGAATCTGGTTTTTCTGTAAATGATATTATAAGTTTAACATATACAGAAAGCACTACTAAAACAGTAGATATAAGAATTACTGCAATATCTGATAATGGGTTACAAATATCTTTTGAGGCAGATTCTGCCTCAATACTAGGAACAGCAGGCTCTAGTAAAGTATTTAGTAATGTTACTATGTCCTCGGAACACTTAACCTCTTTACTAACCTCTAAACTTGCTGGATATGTAAACTACTTGAACAGAGATGTTACAATATACAGTGCTCATATCAATCCTGAAACAAGACAAATAATTGGAGAACCTTATATACTTTTTAAAGGTATTGTAACTAATGGTTCTGTAGATGAAAATGTTTCAAACTCAAAAATTACGTGGACTCTTACTAGTCATTGGGGAGACTTCCTACAAGTATCGGGTCGCTTAACGGATGATGCATCTCATCGAGGTTTGACAGCCGGTGGGCTAAGTGATACTACAGTTATTACTAGAGATGATTATTCAGAAGATTTAGGGTTTTTACACGCCAACTCTGCTTTTAATATTGCTGTTAAATATGATACTATTGAAAAATCTTATAAACAAGTCGATATAAATGGAGGCTGGTTCGGAGGTAAAAGACTACGAGAAGTAGAAACTATTAGAGAACAGACCAGTGTACTTGATTTTCATACTCAAGCAAAACACATACCGGTTGTTTATGGTGTAAGAAAAATAAAACCTATCCCTGTATTTGTAGATACAGACGACAGCACTTCCGCTTTAGTATATAAGGCAGAGGTTTTTTGTGAAGGAGAGATCGCAGGTGTTTTAGATATTTTACTAGACGAAACTCCGACTATATGTATTGATAAAATTGATTTTGATATTAGGAATACATCAGGTACTGGATATGATGCTGATGCGGTAGAAATAAGCTGTAACGGTAACAAGGCACGAGGAGATGTTCTTGAAAAAACTATAGGCGACGAGATGGAAACCGTAACCATTAAGGCCGGTGTAAAAAGGGTTGGTAAAAGTTACCGAAACGTATATAAAGATATTCAAGTACCTACAGGATTTCCTAATCAGTCAGGCGCAACAAATGGTGTGGAAGCTTCGTCATCAGCAACAGGCGTACAACATAGTGAATATATACACTGGAGGGAAGGCACCGAATTAGATGGTCAATTTCAATTAGGAAAACCAAATCAAACGGCAAGTGAACTACTTATACAAGGTACTGAAAACGGTTATAAAATAGGAAATCACTATTTTGACGGAACTAAGTGGGATTACTGGGGAGGTCACCACAGACTTTTAGATACGGCGTATGCAGCATTAAAGTTCAAACTTCCATTAGGTGAGTCACAAGTACCCAGACTTAATTACATCGTAAAAGGTAAACTCATAGACTGTCATAACTATGATGATAGCTATGGCCCGTCCAAAAATAGAGTAGATGATAATAATAATGTTATTACTACCTATACTCATACTGCTACTCAGGCGTATCGCTTCGAACCAGGCGATGTAGTAGATATTATGAATGGTAGTTCCGTACTTCACCAAAATGTGGTTATCACAGAGAGGTTTTTAGAGTATGAGCCACACTTTAAAGCAAACGTGTATCGCTTTAAGTTTGAGGGTAACCCAATTAGTTCCTCAACCCCTGATCAGTTCCAGATTAGAAGATCCGATGGAAGCGGCGGATATTATACCTACCACATGGAACTTAATAAAAAGACTCAGTTTGTAGGAACAGTTAGAGAAAAGCTCGGCTGTAGGCTAGAAGAAGATCAAAATGAGCATATAATTACAGGAGGTTTTTCCACCTATAGACCTACAAGTATTGTACTTGGTTGGAAATACAGTACAAGTACTAATGTTGAGCACTATTGGAAAGAGAGATCTCTTGGTAACGGTCAATATAGACATACACTATATTATGCTGGTGAAGAAGTATATAATAACATAGGTCTACAGGGCGAAGATGAATACACATCTAATGGAATAACATACCACAGAGGCACTCAACGCTATAATAGTGGTGGGGGTGAACTACGTTTCGATATTAGAAAAGAAAACACAATGGGAAGTGGATCAACTACTAGAGACTACGGAAAAGCAACCGCCTTAGATGCAACAGTTATAACTGGCGATGATGCAGATCTTCGTTTCTTTATTAAAAGATCTGTAAATAATAAACCAGAAGAAGTTGTGTCTGTAGAATCTTCACTAATTCCCATAACTTCTACTACCCATGTTGAGCTGGCAGGGAATTCACTTCAATATACCCAACCAAAAATTACTTTTCAGGGTTTATTCCAAGAGCAGTATACACGTTTGAAAACTTTTTCAACCTGGCACCATGTTGAAGTAACAAATGCAATCGCAATCAGCAGTTCTGGTGCAAGTGGTGCTGATGATTTTTACAAAGGAAGCACGGTAAGTTATCAAACTACTGCGTCTACTGGATATCAGTGGACGGTTACAAGAAAAGTAGAAAAGTATGACGGTACAAATAAAATTGTATATTTTGATCGTCCTGTGCCTACTTACCAACTACCCCAAGCAGGTGATAATGTTAGTATTTCTAAAGCAGTAGATGTAAGACCTTCTACTAATCCTGCCCTGCAACTATTAGATTATATGACGAGCGAGCGCTATGGTAAAGGACTATCTCTGGAAGACGAAATCGATCTAGATTCTTTCCTTACAGCTGCTAAACTTTGCGACGAGAGATCAACAGTATCTGTCGTCGTAGCAAAAACAGTAGGAAATGCTTTATCCGCAGGAGAAAAATTTGAATTCCCTGCAGTAAATAGAACCAATAGTAGCTCTAGTACTCAGCCCCTTATCTGGAGAGGGACAATAGATAGTATAAGTAATACTGTAGTAACGGGCGACTCTAGTACAGAGTATAAGGTTGTAACCTTTAAAGATTGTATAGGACAGTTGATACAAAGAGCAGGTCAAGGGAGAGAAGCGACTAATCATATGTTCTACTACAATGGTGAATATTATGTACGAAGCAGTGATGTATATAATTTCCAGGTGGAAACTTTGCCAACTATGGCAACCTCTGGCCCTGTTCTTGGTCAGGTAGGATCTAACAACAGTATCTCATTGGAGCACACTTTCAGCTCTGGTAACGGTAACCCCATTATTAAAAATTTCGACCCTGTTAATTTAGACTTTAGATATAGTGGATATAGTCTATACGATGCCTCGGAAGTAAAATATTGGAAATATGTTGGATGGAATGATAGACAGCAACGAAACTGTACTCGCCATCAAATGAACCAAGTTATAGACACTGCTCAGCCTCTGTTTGATAATATAATTCAAATGGCACAGCAGTTTAACGGTATATTAACTTATACTGCAGGTAAATATGCTCTAAGAATAGCGGGCAGAAAAACAGCTGTAGATAATTTAGAGCAAATTGGTGAAGAGGATATTATTGGAGGCATTCGTCTTAATGATGGAGGATTGAAGCAAAGTAAAAACTTCATGTCCGCAACTATTATAGATCCACATAATAATTTTGAAGGCAGAACTGTTTCTTTCTTTGATTCATCATACTTAAAACAAGATAAAGGAATACCCAAAAAAGGTAGCTCGAGGCTTCCTGGTGTAACAAACTATTTCAATGCTCGTATGCAAGTAGAGCAGATGTTGAGAAAATCTCGTTATGGGCTAAAAATTCAATTTACTATTGGACCGAAAGGTAGACTGCTAACAGCAGGTAGTATTATAGAGATAACGTACTCTCCGTTTAATTTTGACTCCAAAAACTTCAGAATTACGTCTCTACAGTTTAAAGTAAATGGAGAGACAACAGTTACGGCAGAAGAGCACAGCGATGAGATCTATACCATAACCGAACCAAGTTCTGACGACAGAATAGATCCAAGTGCGGGCTCTAATAAAAACTATCCAGATACTCCTACTATTTCAGGAGCAGCTCAAGTAGGTGCTGAAAGAGCTGGAGAAATTACTTTAGCATTTGCACAACAAGCAGGAGTAACTAAGAGTACAACAGTAACAGAAATTTGGCGTAGTAATGTAAATAGTTTAAACAATGAAGTATCTGCAGGTAGTTTTGTGCCTGGACATGAGTATAGAATTACGGAATTAGGTACTACAGATTTTACCTTAATAGGTGCTGCTTTAAATACAGTGGGGGAAGTATTTTTCTGTAATGATTCAGGATCTGGTTCAGGTAAAGCTACAAATACTATTTTAGTCTCTACACAGAAAGATGGTTTATTTAAAGAATCTGTATACTCAGGAATCGGAGCAAGTAATGCTACTTATTACTACTGGTTTAGAAATATAACAGACCAGCCCGCCTTTAATATAGCAGGTTCTGCATATAGAAAAATACCTTCCAACTTCTGGCCTAATGCGTCAGTAAGTGGTTATAGTGGTACACAAGGTTTTGCAGCAACTGCTAAAGCGACTAGAGTAGGTCTTACAAGAATAGATGCAAGCGTAAAAGTATTTACATATGAGAAAGATGGTACTGGAATAGAAAGTGGCACACCTGCTACCTCTACTTTGACTGCAACAATGCTGTCGAGAGCACATTCTGATTCTACTTTAGCCTATGTCTGGAAAAAAGATGGTACTACGATTAACGGTGAAACCTCTCAAACTTTAACATATACTCCTCCGAATAATATAAGTGATTTGCCAGAAAAAATTACTTGTGAAGTTACGGAAACATTTACGTCGTTTACAGAAACATACACAGACTCCGAAGTATTTACAGGTACAAAAGTCGGTCAAACAGGTAATAGAGGGGCAGGCGAGTATTATGTACCTGTTAGCAGTCTACCCACTAATAATGCTACTGCGGACGCTGCTTGGGATGCAAGCTGGACAAATAGACCTGGTGATGCTATACCTAAAGATATGGCTTACTTCTTTACAGGAACTGAAACAAATGCTACAGCAGTAGTTTTATTTATTTACGATGGAACCAACTGGTACAAAGTAGAGCAAAATCAAGATGGCTCAATAATTATTGATAATACTGTTGGTAATGATCAGTTGGGTGACAATTCTGTACAAAATGATCAAATTGCAGATAATGCTGTACAAAATGATCAAATTGCAGACAATGCTGTACAAAATGATCAAATTGCAGACAATGCTGTACAAAATGATCAAATTGCAACAGATGCAGTAAATGCAGACTCTTTAGCATCAGACTCTGTAAATGCAAATTCTATATTAGCAGAAACGATTACGTCCACTGAATTATCAGCAGGCTCTGTAACAACAAATAAAATAGCAGCAAACAATGTAACTGCAGATCATATTACTGCAAACTCTATTGTATCTACTCTAATGACGGCTGAGAAGATTCAAACAGGTCACTTAGCTGCAGGGTCTGTAACTACAAATACTTTGGCTGCAAATGCTATTACTGCAGATAAAATAACATCTAACTCTATCGTTTCTACTCTTATCAATGCACAGAGTATTGAGTCTAATCATATTGCGGCAAACTCTATTACCTCTGATAAAATTACAGCTAACTCAATAGTATCCACTCTTATTAATGCACAAACTATTGAGTCTAATCACATTGCGGCAAATGCTATTACTGCAGATAAAATAACATCTAACTCTATCGTATCTAGCTTAATTAGTGCTTCTACTATTACGTCAGATCATATTGGAGCAAATGCTATTACCACCAATGAACTAGCGGCGAACTCTATTACCTCTGCACAAATTACTGCTAACTCTGTAATTTCTGGTATGATAAATGCTTCTTTAATTAATGCTAACTTTATTGAAGCAAATGCTGTAAATGCTACTTTGATAGAATCTAACGCGGTGAATGCAAATATTCTTGCTGCAAATGCGGTAACCGCAAATGCTATATCAGCTAACTCAGTAGATGCTAGTGCTATAAATGTAACTAATGTAGCGGCGGTTAGTGCTGATCTTGGAGACATTACAGCAGGTACTCTTAAAGCTAACGTTAGTAATCCTATTGCTGATGCAGATAATGCTCCTACCGGGTCTGAGAACGGTGCATTTATTGATCTAAACTATGGTAAGTTCGTATTTGGTGATGCTAATAAATATATTATTTGGGATGGTACCGATTTAACTATTTCGGGTGTATCCTTAAATAGTGTATTAATTGATGAGGATTCTCAGATTGATGCCATTGCTGGTATCATCATGCAAGAAGATGGAACACAAGAGTCTGCAGCTAGTCAGGCAATAAATATTTCAACAGGGCTAAACTTAGCTGTTACCACGGAGACTAATTCAGAGGGAGAAGATGTTAATACTTCCGCAATTACTGTAGATACCACGACTATTGCTACAAAAACTTATGTAGATACTCAGGTTTCGGGTATAGTTGACTCCGCTCCAGCAGCTTTAGATACTCTTAATGAACTAGCCGCGGCTTTAGGGGATGATGCTAATTTTGCAACTACTACCTCTAATGCACTTGGAAATAGAGTTCAAACTAGTTCCGCACAAGCACTTGCTACTTCCAATGCTCTAAGTATAGAAAATTCAATAGTAACACTAACAAAAGGTGATGGAACCAATGAATCTGTTACTGTGCCTAACACTACCTACGATTTAACTGTGCCAGAAAGCACCACAAAAATACGACTAGCAGGTTCAAACGCTACTAATGATGATGTAGAGCTTGTAGGAGGTACAAATGTTGGGGTTGTAAGAACTAATGCAACTACTCTTACTATAAATGGACCAAGTAATGAGGCTATTCGCGATCTGGCAGCTGGTATGATTACCGCAGGGAGCAATATTACAGTAGTTAACGATGATGCTGCAAATACTGTAACCATTACAGGTACTCCAAACACTCAAAGAACAGACGAAGAGATTAGGGATGTAGCAGCTGCATTAATTACAGGAGCTACTCATACTAATATTAGTGTTTCTCATGATGATGCAAATGATACATTAGCAATTACAGGTACTCCAAACACGCAAAGAACGGATGAAGATATTCGTGATGTTACGGTAGCAATGCTTACGGCAGGTACAGGTATCACTCTTACTGAAAACGATGCAAATGATACACTTACGGTAACAAATAGTGTAACTGCAAGAACTGACGAAGAAATTAGAGACGTTTCTGCAGCAATGATTACAGGCGGCTCAAATATTACGGTAACAAAAGATGATAATGCAGATACTGTAACTATTGCTGGTACTCCAAATACTCAACGAAGTGATGAAGATATTCGTGATGTTACTGTTTCAATGCTTACCGCAGGCACAGGTATTACCCTCACAGAAGATGATGGTGCAGACACTCTTACTGTAGCAACCACCGTAACTCCTAGAACTGATGAAGAGATTAGAGATGTTGCAGCTAGTATTATTACAGCAGGTACAAATGTTACAGTAGCTAAAGACGATGATGCAAATACTGTAACTATTTCTTCGGCTCTTAGAACAGATGAAGAAATTAGAGATGTTTCTGCTGCAATGCTTACGGCGGGGGACAATATTACAGTAACTAAAAGTGATGCGGCAGATACTGTAACTATTGCTGGTACTCCAAATACTCAACGAAGTGATGAAGATATTCGTGATGTAGTTGTTGCTATGTTAAGCGGCGGAAATAATATTACACTTACTGAAGATGATAGTGCAGACACACTCACCATTGACTCTAGCTTTAACAATACTCAAAGAACTGATGAAGATATTCGTGATGTTACAGTAGCAATGCTGACAGCGGGTACAAATGTTACTCTTACAGAAGATGACGCAAATGATACTCTTACTATAACAACCCAAGACACTACCTTTACAGCAGGTACTGGTTTAGATTTGACCAATACTCAGTTTTCTATTGATAGTACAGTATTAACTACTACAGGTGCTCAAACAGTATCAGGTGTTAAAACTCACTCTGCAAACATAGAATTAAATAATACAAAAGCTCTAGTATTGAAACATGCAGGAACAGGCACTAACTCAGAGCTTAGTAAAATAGGTGGAGATGCTACAAGATTTTCATATTATGATAATTCCTTCATTTTTGATGCGAAAGATAATAATAGTTTACAAGTAAGAAATGCAGATGATTCAACAATATTTAGTGTTAATCCTGTAGCAAATACGTCTATTGCAAATAGCAGAGTAACACTAAATCAAGGAAGTCTTAATATTGCAAATGGCGATGTTATTATTAATGCTACTACTCGTATAAATAATGCCGGTGACATGTCAGCAAGAGATTTATACCAGCTTAGAGCGGATGGATTCCTAGAAACACATGGTGATATTAAACATCGTAAAGCTATTCAAGTTCTGAATTCAGCTGGTAATGGTTGGGTTACTTGGCTTGATAGAAATAGCGGAACTCCGAATATACAAAATATCAACGATATTACAATGACTGGGACTCTTAAAGGCCCGGCTAGCTTTACTATTGATCCTGCTACTCATGGTGACAATACTGGTACTGTTGTTATCGCAGGTAATTTACAAGTTGATGGTACAACTACTACTATCAACTCTACCACTCTTGATGTCGATGATCTTAACATTACTGTAGCAAGTGGTGCGGCAGATGCAGCTGCGGCTAATGGAGCAGGTTTAACTGTTGACGGTGCAAATGCTACCTTTACTTATACTAACACTGATGATAGTTGGAACATGAATAGAGACTTGCGAGTACTTACAACGCAAGGCACCGGTACTTTCATGGTAGGACGCACAGCGAATCAGTCTCTAGACTTGCATGTAACAGATACTGTAAACTCGATTACTGCTATACAAGATTCTGACGGAAACGGGGATCACTACTTCCGATTGAATAGAGATTTTGATGGCAGTGGTGCAAATGAGTTCGCAATTCAAAAAGACGGTACAAATCAATTAAGTATTGATACAAGTGCAAATGCTACTTTTGCGGGCAATGCTTACTTCCCTCAAGGGACAACATCAGCACCTTCTATAGCGTTTACAGGAAGAACAGATACAGGCTTATCCGCAACCGCAAATGGAGACAATGACAATCTTAATGTATTAGTAGACGGTACTCGAATAGCTTATTTTAATAATGCGGGTATTACATCAAATGGGAATGTATATACTGGTTATACTTCCGCATTCCGTAACTATGGAGGTACTTGGAAAGCAACCACTGGTTTAACTGGTTACGGTTTTGAATTTGCTAATAGTGTAGACGGTACAGCTATGACTGTGTCATCAACAGGTAATGTTAATACTACAGGTGATTTAACAGTAGCGGGTGGAAATGTTTATATTACAGACACAAATACGGATCTATCTCAGGGTGGAGCAACGGGTCAACTGAAGATTACTACTCCTACTGGTTGGGTCTCTGTAGGCTCTGAAAATAGTTCATGGGCACATATCCAAACAGATAGAGGTAGCTTCTACTTTAATAAAACTGTTGTTTCTGGTTCTGGTACTCTTTCTTCTTATAACCAAGATCTTACTCTATCTCGAGCAAGCAGCGCCTCAAATAAACTAACTTTAGGTACGGAAACTTTTAAAGGTCACATTGCGACAAATAGACTGCTTCAAATGGGTGGATTTGTGCTTGATACTAGCTCGGAAAATGTTTCCGATGGTGTATATATTCCTGGAGTTTCATATAATAATATAGCGGGTGCAAACAAACGTTTAACTGTTACTTCCACAAAGAACGGTACGTCTATAGACTTAGGAGGAAGTCCTTTCCAATCAGGTGCTAATTCTGGACAGACTAGTACTTCAAATACAGATACTGTTGTAATTACAATTTCAGACTGTGGTCTTACTCATGGATCTCATGCAGGTATACAGTTCGGTGGAGAGAGTTGGAGAGCAAAAGATGTAAAAATTGAAACTTCTACTGATGGATCTACCTTCACTGAAAGATTAAATATAACAAATAGCGGTTTAATGAATCATCATGTGTACTTTAGTTCGGGTGGTACAAACACTAGTCATGTACGATATACTCTTACTAATTTTGCAGGAACTGCTGTTCGGATTAATCATTTATGGGCATACAACTACAATACTAATCGATCTTATTGGCCTGATCGTTTCCGAGCTAATGCTATCTATGGGGACTTTGACTTTAAAGATACTTATAAGGCTACATTCGGTAATTCAGAAGATTTACAAATATACCATGACGCAAGTAATAGTGTTATTAAAGATAATGGTACAGGAAAATTAATTCTAGCTACAGATGTTTTTGCATTGAGAAATGTAGCAATGGATGAGGATATGATTACCGCTAGTCAGAACGGAGCGGTAACACTTCTTTATGATAACGGAGCAAAATTAGCCACAACTTCTGGAGGCGTAAGCGTAACTGGTAATATTGTTGTATCTGGTACTGTAGATGGTCGTGATATTGCTACTGATGGTACTAAACTTGATACTATAGATACGAATGCGAACAATTATACCCTTCCTGCAGCTACAAGCGGTGCGCTTGGTGGTATTAAGATTGGCTATACTCAAACAGATAAAAACTACCCTGTACAGCTTGATAGTGAAAAAGCATATGTAAATGTTCCCTGGAGTGATAACAATACTGAATATACTGCAGGTGCCCTACTTGATTTAAGTACGACACAATTTAATGTTGATTTAACAGAACTTACTGAAACCACTGATGATATGGAGTCTACAGATTTATTTGTAGTATTAGATGCAGGTAATCAGAAAAAGGTTCAAGCAGGAAATGTTCCTCTTACAGCGTTTGATAGTACAGGATTTACAGCAACAGCCGACGGAGGTAATGCCTCTCAGTTAGATGGACAAAATGCTACATACTACCTGAATACCTCTACTAGCTTCTCAGGAGCGGTTTCTGGAGTATATAACAGTCTAACCTTAGGTACTCAGTCAGATATAGTTATGACCGGTACTTTAAAAGGACCGCAGAACTTTACTATTGATCCTGCTGACGCAAATGGAGATCATGGAAATAATAATGGTACTCTAGTTATTGCGGGTAACTTGCAAGTTGACGGTACAAGCACTACGATTAACTCTACTACTCTTGATGTTGATGATTTAAATATTACTGTTGCTAAAGGGGCGGCAGATTCCGCAGCAGCAAATGGATCGGGGATTACTGTTGATGGTGCAGATGCTTCTCTTACTTATGAACACGCTTCCACAGGGTGGTTGTTCAATAGAAATCTTAGAATAGATAGAGACAGTCCGTACTTAACTCTAAAAGATACTTCTGATAACGATGATCACAGAATCATACTATTAGATAATAACGGTGCAGACGTAGCTTGGATTGATACTCAAAATGATGATTTCAATATACGAGGTTACGGAAGTAGCAGAGATGTGGTAGTTTATGCAAACGACACTCGACGTATGACTGTGAAAGGAGATACAGGGCGTGTAGGTATAGGTACTGATAGCCCTAGTGCAAGACTTCATGTTAAGGGTGAGACTTCAGATAGTGATGATGCAAAGATAGCTTTCCGAGTTGAGGATAGTAGTGGCTCAGATCTTTTGAGAATAAGAGATGCTGGTGAAGTAATTATTCCAGATAACTATCTGTTTGTTTCCTCAAGTCAAGGTGCGTACTTCACAGGTAGTATTCGTGCCAGAGGAAATATTACAAATGATGGCGGTAATGAGCTATCAATTAGTTCAGGCAACTCAAACATTAATTTTAATACTAAAAATCTATATAATGTTAAGTCCTTAAATATAGGCGGCAGAAAGATTACAAAAGCCAATACTTCTAAATCGTTCTCTGTAGGCAATAATAACTGGAGTGATTTATTGGATACGGGAGCTGGAACCGTCGCTTACAGTGCCACTCATAAAGGTTTAAGCATAGACCATACTAGTGCGGTAACTGGTACTGTAAATGTTAAAATGCCTATTGATCCCGAAGCAACTTACAGACTCAAAGTTCGAGTAAAGCAGATATCAACAGATAGTGGTTCAGGGAAATTCTATGCAGGTGTAAAAACTTTAGATGAAGATTTTGCAAATTTAGCTACTGATAATGCTAATAGTTATAACTATGCACTCGCTGAAAACGTATCTCTTACTGCTGGTCAAACCTATACTTTTGAAGGTACTGTTAAAGGTTATAATGTTCCTACAACTGGTGGAGATGATAGTAAATTTGATCCAGAAGGTAAATACTTTGACTTTGTCCTTGTTACAAATCATCAAGGATCTGGAGAAACGGTAATACAGGCTATAGATATACAGAAAACAGATGATGTAGCTTCTGTAGGTTCATCGTTATCAGTAGGAGACTTAGATGTTACAACAGCCACTACTGCAGTATCTTCAACTTCTGCAACTGTGGTAGATAGTTTTGCAAAAGCATCTTTTAGAAGTGCAAAGTATACAGTACAGATTACTCAAGGTACTAACTATCAAGTGTCGGAAGTACTTGTTCTTCATAACGGAACCACTGCATCAGCCACAGAGTTTGCAAAAATTGAAACAAATGGGGTACTAGGAACGCTGCAGACTGCAATCAACGGAAATAATGTAGAACTTAAAGTTACAATGTCTTCTGCAAGCGCAGCAACGGTGAAAGTAGCAAGACACTGCGTTACAGTATAGGTAGCAAAAATAAACCTTGACAAAGTATCTTTAATATCATATAATTAATACCAAATTCAAATTCCGCCCCCGCAATGGGGGCAAGCCATTTGGGGAGATGTGAACCGTGGCAAACGATAAAAACTTTAAAGTAAAGAATGGTCTTGATACTGGCAGTACAATTACTACTCCCAGTCATGGTACGTCTGCGAACTGGAAAAGTGCGTATGACTACTCACAGGTGGATCATTTACCTTTATCGGGCGGCACTCTCACTGGCGAACTTATAATTGATACTAGTACTAATAACTACTTTAAATTATATACCGAAGGTAATACAACTACTATTGCCGATACTTTTGCTGGAAATACAGATAAATCCTATATATACTTCTATGCTACTTCAGGGTCTAATGATCCTGGGTATATCATGCACGAAACTCGTAGCGGTGATGATGCAAACGAAGGAGTGCTTCACTTAGTTCCTTCTGATGATAACTCTGCAGGAGACTATGTTAGTATTCATGGAACAAATGATGCAGATGTATTAAAGCTTCATACTAGCGGTCTTGTAGAAACAGCATCAAACTACCAACTTACGCTTAAATCTGGAAGTGGTTCGGTTAAAATTGATGACAATCTACAAGTGTATTCTAGCTTGGAAGTAGTAGGGCATAGTTTAGGTAATCTTAATGAGACAGATGATATAGGTCAAGCTCTGGAATATGGAAATGCTGCTTGCGCCACCTTAAGATTTGATTCAGATCGTTGGAGACTTTGGGCAGGTGGAGCGAGTGGAGTAGGCGAAGCCTTTACAGTACTAGAAACAGGAAATGTTGGTATTGGCTACTCAACTCCTGCAAGTATTACAAGTAAACTTACTGTATCAGGAGGAATTACTGCTACAGGAGATTTAAGTATAGCAAATATAACTGCTTCTGGAAACCTTTCTGCCACAGGCACCCTTTCTGGTAGTGGTTATAACGATAGTAACTGGAATACTGCATATAGTAACCACCTCACTGATCTATCTTTTTCAGAGGGTACTCTTACAGCCTCTAAGCAAACAGGGACTGAAACCGTAAGTCTTGATGGTAGATACCTAAAAATCTCCGACTTTAGTACTACTCTTGATGATTCTTATGCCACTGTTAAGAAAGCAACAGTTAGTAATGTAAATGCCGGATCATATGTTCGAGCTTTTAGGGTTGAAGGAGATAGACTAGCTGCAGCAGTAAAAGCTACTTTTAGAGGCACTTCTGACAATGTAGTAGTAAATGTTACTGCAGAGATTTTGGTAAATCATAGTGAAGATATAATTGTTAAAACAACTTCTGGATTCTATACTGTACTTACTATTAAAGTTGTCAGTGATGACAATGATGATTTTGATGTAAGTATAAAACATAATGGGACAACAAATACAGCTATTGATGTAGAAGTCTTACCTCTAGGTAGTCAAACTGTGACAATGGCTCCAACAGCTACAGCTTACTCCGGGGCAAGCCTTGTACACGTAGCAGATTATGGAGTAAAATATAGTTCGGACGACAATGGAGGCACAGGTCTTGTAGACTTTCAGACCGACGGTAAAATTACTGGTAAAGATTTAGATATTGAGTCTACTGCAACTAACGGCATACAGTTTACCGAAACAGGAGATACTGCAGGGAATACTCCCTATAACCATGTCTATATTCGATCAACCCCTAGCGGTAGCGATAGTCTTACAGCCGACAGAATACATACAGCCCTATATGTTGATCTAGATTCTTCTGCTAGTGGTGGAAATGGTGCCAATGATTTTATAAACTATGGTATATATGTAGATGCCCGGAACCAGGGAGAAGCAACAACAAAAGCAATATATGGTAGAGCAGAGGCAGAAAACTCTGCAGGGACTAACGATAATCTTATAGGTGTAGATGGTATAGCTATTGCGGACGAAAGTGGAACCGCTCGAACAACCAATGTTAAAGGCATAAGAGGTATAGCATACGGCAGAGGCACCGGCAGCGGTGGCGATACCGTAATGATGGGCGGAGATATATCTGCAAATTTAGATAGTGAAACTGGTAGTAATAATGTCCAAACTCTTTGGGGAATGCGATCAGAAATTAACTATGAAGCCCCCAGTAACGGCCAGTCTTATGCACCTGCAAATGCTTATGTAGTTGGTGCAGTTTTTGATGATAATTCTATTGGTAAGTATACTACAAGTAACAGTTACTTATTCTATGGTGATTATCAAATTGCTTCTGGTACGGGAAGTAAGTTTCCTACAAATGCCTATGGACTTTATCTAACAGATTCAGATGCGGATGTAGTAAGTTTCATCGGACACAATTTAGGTATTGGAGATAACACTCCTGAAGAAAAACTTACAGTATCAGGAAACATAAAAAATACTGGTAGTATAGAGTATGGTACTTCTTTGAAGAAAGGAAATAGTATCATTATAGATAGCAGTCAAAATCTTACTATTACGGGTACAATTACAGCAAGTGGTTATGATGATTCAAACTGGGATACTGCATATACTTATTCGCAAGTAGGACACTTGCCTCTAACGGGTGGTACTCTTACTGGATCTCTTACACTAGATTCTTATACTGGTACTGCTGGAAACGACGATTATACTACACAATTATCAGCAAACACTCTGACTTTTGCAAGCCACACTTACAGCGGTCAACAGTATACTAGATTCTATCATGGGGCATACACAGGATATTATTACTTCAGTTCCAACTCTAGTACCGGGCTAAAAGATAATATAAGAATTACTTCTGCAGGAAATAGTCAATCTAGCACTAATGCGATTCATGTTCATAACGGAACGGATTGGCAGAAAGTATGGCATCGTGGAGATCTCACAGCAACTAATAAAAGTAACTATGATACGGCGTATGGGTGGGGAGATCACTCGCAGGGAGGTTATCTTACTTCTTTTGATATAACCACACAAACAGATAATAAGTATCTAAGAAGTGATGTCGCAGACACAGCCGCAGAAAGAATTACTTTCGACAAAGGAATAAACGTTGGTGGTCATGATAATGGAGGAATATTCGGTAATAACTATAATATTAGCGGTGTTAATCAAATTACTATCAATGATCCTGGAGAGGGTATAATATGGGATGGTACAAATGGTGCTGGAAATAATGTATCCTTATATGTAATAGATGACGCCAACGACAATATTGTAAATATTGCAAATGCTACAGAACTGCGAGTAAATAACAGCAAGGTGTGGACTGCTGGAAATGATGGTACGGGTAGCGGATTAGATGCAGACACTGTTGATGGAATAGAAGGTGCAAACTTTCTTCGTTCAGATGTTTCCGACAGTTATTTCAGAATAAACCAACGCACTCATGGAGTTCCTAGTAATAATTTAGGCACACCTTCGATTACAGAAATGGCTTTGTTTCAGGAACAGTTTAATAATAAAACTGCTTTCTATGATATAACCAAACTAAAGTTTTTTACTTCTACAGACGGTACAAACTATACTGAGTATACTTCTTTCTCTGATGATAATAAGAAAAAATTCTTGGGAGGAGACAATAATTCTTCGGTAATTATTCCTAATGACACTCCTCATTTTAGAATAGAACTAGAAAATGACGGCGACTATGTATATTTGAATGCTTTATATATGTACTGGAGCAGTCAGTCTCACAGTACAACTGTAAAAACTAGTAAGTATCATAATGCAAATGGCTGGACAACCCATACAACAAGTAATACAACAGTGTCGTCTTGGCCAGGGCATTTGTACCTACCTTTTGACACGATTGCATTTCACCCAACGTCTTCTACTCGGTATAGTAAAATACGAATTGATTTTGAGCCTACTTGGTCCACAGGTGACTATACTGATAGAGATATTGCTTTATATCGTATGCAAATATGGGGCGGGTATCCAGCAGGCAAACAAACAATATATGGTGTAGATGAGAATAAAAAAGTAACCTTTCCAGGATCTTTAAAAGCTGGAAATATAGATATAGCAAGCTCATCAATAGGGCAGGATGAAGCAGGATTACTATTTCAACCAAATTCTGCCTATAGATGTATTCATCCTACCAGTATGACTTCAACTGCTCATAGCAGTGATATTAGTTTAGGGTGGAGCAATAATAAGTGGAAAGATGTTTATCTTGCAGGTTTTATTAAAGCAGACTCAGGTTATCAAGTAGGTACTACAACAGTAATTGACTCTAGTAGGAATCTTACTGTTGCGTCCGCTACGACTTCGGGAGATATAAATGTAGGCGATGGTAGCTCAAATGCCCGAATTCTTATAAAGAAAGCGGATAATAACCTATCGGATCACATACAATTCTATAACGGCACTACTAGAATAGGTGAGATAGGTTCTCAAGACGATACATGGCTACGAATAAATCAAGTGACCGCCAAAAATATCTATACACCTAGATATATAAGGGCTGATAGTGGTTTCTTTGTTGATGACACAACAAAAGGTATTAATGGTAGTGGTAATTTTATCGGTGGTACAATTACAGGAGCCTCAGATGCTAATGTATCAAACTGGAATGATGCATATACTTACTCACAAGCAGGACACGCAACCGAAAGCTACGTCGATACTGCAGTTAGTAATCTTGTTGATTCTGCTCCCGGAGCCTTAAACACTCTTAACGAACTAGCAGCTGCTCTCGGAGATGACGCAAGTTTTAGTACCACAATTACAACTAGTATAGGTACTAAGTTACCAAAAGCTGGTGGTAGTATGACGGGTGCTCTTGATATTACAGTTAATGGCCCTCAGCTTTTCTTAAAGTCTGCTACAAATGCCGGTGATTGTAGCATTAAGTTTAGTAGCCTGGTCAATGGTACGAGTGATTACAACCAGTTCGGTACTCTAGGGTTCTACCATGCCAACGCCAGTTCTTATGGTAGTGATGCCTCGTTTGTTCTAGGCAGTAATCAAAATACAACTACTATTCTTGCTGACGGTAAGTTGATGTATAATGAAGGTATCTATTCTAAACCTGCCTCTGGTACTGGTGCAGGTACAAGAAAAGATGCAAACTGGGACTCCGCTTATACCTATTCGGGTGTTGGACACGTAGAAAAAGCCGGAGATAGAATGACCGGAGTTCTTGAAATTGCAGGAACGGGTACAAATAGTACCTACGATGCCGATGATTTAGTGCTTTCCGGTTTTGGTGTTATAGGTAATCGTTCTGCTCCTGTATATATTACAAACTCAAATGCTGCTGGAACCATTAAATTCGGTGTTGGAGGAGCGCACAATGCTAATGTTAAACTTACAGTAACTGGCTCAACTGTTCAAGCAAGTCAAATTATTAAAGCAGATGCAGGTCTTAGTGTATTATCTGGAACAGGTGGCGGAAAACTAAGAATAAGAAGAAATGCCAATTCTACAGATGGTGATGATATTACAGATCTACACATGGATGATGGGTCACTATACTTTGATATTGATAATGATAATGATGGAGACGGTGGACAGTTTGTATTTAGAAGAAAAGTTAATGGAAGTATGGTTGCCGCTACCATTAAATCAGGAGGAGACACTGTTCTCACAACTGCTTCGACAGGTATTAACGCAGCTACTTTAGACTCTCAAGATAAAGCATACTATAGAAATGCTACCAACTTAAATGCTGGTACTGTTAATAGTGTTCGACTCCCTGAAGCAACAGCAGCCAATAAAGGCGCAATAGAGTTGTGGAGCGACACAGAACAAGCTCAAGCTGCAGCCGCTGTCAGTAATGTAGCAGGCAGAACTTACGGGCTACAGCTAAACTCAAACGGGCAAGGTGTTGTAAACGTTCCCTGGAGAGATGTAGACTTTGTCGCTGTAGGTAACCCCACATTAAACGATGGTTCTGGTAGTAGCATAACTACTGCTGAACTCTTTACCGAGATAGAAGGTTTGGATGTTTTTGATTATAAGCTATCTTCATTTAAAACTTCGTGGGACTACGCAGGAAATGATAATCTATCTGACGGTGGGGGACTCACCGAGCTCGCAGGTACTTCATGGCTTAATTGGACAGATAACTCAAGTGATAGTACACGAGGAAATATAACCTCTCTTGTAATCGCTCCCAATACCGGAGACAGTGCAGGGGGTGTGTTCATATACAACGATCAAGGCTCTGGCTACAGTCCGGGATGGCGAGAAGTATGGACAAGCAGGACAGATGGAGCAGGCTCAGGACTTGACGCTGACATGGTTGATGGTATACAATCAAGCAGAATTATATATGGAAGCAATAGTAGCGGTACCAATGAAAAGACTGTAACAGACTGGAATAGCGTTTCAAAAAGTGGCTTTTACTCAGACGATGATGCAAGCAATAGATTTGGTACAAGTGCTAACTGGTCCTCTATTCTTCATCACAGACTTTACGACGCCAATAATAATTATGGAAGTCAGCTAGGTTTTGATACTTATAAACCAGAGCTTTTCTATAGAATGGAAAACAATACCACGTGGAGTGCCTGGGATCAAATAATTACCGAAAGACAGTTAGCACTTTCAATGGGGTGGCTACCTGCATATAGTAATACTAACCTAGATACAATACGATATAATGCCCAGGAGAGAGCAGTAGAAATAACCGACAGAACTTTAGGAAGTGCTGATACCGAGATTGGTGCAAGCTACCGAGCTATGAAAGTTAAGGGCGGTCAAACATATAGAGTTTCGATACAAGTAAAAGGGGATGTGGCAGATAGCAATGGGCTATACCTTAGAGTTTACCATTATCAAGCAGCGACTCTTCCCGATGGAAAAACTAGTGTAGGGCATAGTACCAGTCATGCGGAAGTTCAAGCAACAAATGCCAATGCTGATGAGGACAATAAAAGAAACTGGCATGAAAACAGCTCTATAACTACTGCTTGGAAAACGTATACTGTAGCCTATGAACCTGTTAATGATGGCTGGGCTTCTATAAATGTTCTTAACTTTTCAGGGTATGCAGGAGAAAGTGTTTATGTGAGAAATCCTCACATGGCTCTTGAATCAGGCGGAGGTGCTGAAGACTTATTTGCTTGTAACATATATGCTACAAATGCTACGATTGAGAATATTTTTGCTGAATATGCTGAAATAACTACAATCAGTGCGGAAAATATTGATACTAATGTACTAAATGCCACCTCTGTACTTGCAAGAACTGTTCGAGTTGCAAGCGGCACTGTTCCTGCAATTAATGGCACTACTTTATCTGGAGGCAAGGGTGCTCTTCTTAATAGCGACGGTGACTTCTTTGTTGGAGATCCTTCAGGAGCTCATATGTTCTTTGACCAAGATCAAGGAAAATTAAATATAAGAAGTGCAACAACTGGTGGACGAATAGAATTTGTAAATGATACTATTAAAGTATTAGATTCAAGCGGAAATGAAAGGGTAATCTTAGGAAATATTTCTTAACATTAAAAAAATAATTCTTGACATTGTATGTCAAGTTAGATATAATTCTCAAATGGAGGAAAACAAATGGCAGCAGCCCGTTACGACTTAGTTATAGATCAAGGTTCCGATTACGCGGTAGAGTTTACTGTGTCCGAAAATAACACAGTAAAGAATCTAACAGGATATTCGGCAAGAGCGCAAATGAGACCTAGTAAAACTTCTAGTTCGGTAACTGGTTCCTTTACTTGTTTAATACCTACTCCTTCTAATGGAAAAATAACAATGTCTCTTACAAATAGTGCATCTGCCGCAATCGCAGCAGGTACTTATCATTATGACTTAGAAATATTTACAGCAAACGATGACTATGTTAGTCGTCTTTTATTTGGTACAGCTACTATGACCCAGGAGGTTACTAGGTAATGAGCAACGATGGCACTAATATTGCTATCTCAACAGATGTTACTGAGGTTGCTCTAACAGAATCTAACGTCAGTATCAATGTAGTGCCAAGTGATACCTCTGTCGTCGTGGAAGGAGATGCTATAAGTATAGACATCAATCCAACAGTAGTAACTGTAGAAGCAAAGGGTATGGCGATTAGTACCGCACCCACAGCGACTCAAGTATCTGTATCACCTACAGGTACTATCACAGCAACAAACTTGCAATCTGCTTTAGAGCAGCTTGCAGGACAAGATTTTCGTCAAGACGAAGCACCCACAGGAAGCAATGTAGAAGAAGGGGATGTTTGGTATGACACAAATGATAATCAACTTTATGTATATCGCGAAATAAGCACAGGTACATTCCAGTGGGTTCCTATAATGGTAGGCAACGAATCTGATGACTCTGACAATATTGACGCAGGAGCCTTTTAAGGCTAGAAACCGGAGACTTTAAAAATGGCTCAAACAATTCAAATCAAACGTAGTGTAGGTACAGCAGCACCTAGCGCCCTTGCTAAAGGGGAATTAGCTTATTCTGATAGTAGTGATAAGCTATTTATTGGTGCACCAGCAGATTCTGCGGTGACTGCAATAGGCGGCAAGTTGTATGTAGACATGCTGGATCATACTGCAGGTACTCTTACTGCTAGTTCTGCAATCGTTGTAGACGCAAATAGTAAGATAGATCAATTACTTACAACAAATTTAACAATCGGGGCAAACTCGATTACAGCAGGTTCGGGAAATATCCAACTTACTCCTCATAGTGGTGGTGTATTAGATATTGATGGTCAAATCAGTGTTGCTACTCAAGCCACAGAAATTGCAATAATTGATAACAGTGCCACAGCACTTACAATCACTGAAGGTAGTAGTAATTATCTTACTTTCGATACTCAAAACACTGCTGAAAAAGTAATAGTAAATAAACCTCTTAATATAGGTACTGCATACTCTTTACCTACTTCAGCAGGTACTTCTGGGCAGTTCTTAAAATCTGGTGGTGATGGTGCAGCAGCTTCTTTCGCCGCTATAAGTAACTCTGATCTTGCAAACGCTTCGGTTACTATTGGTAATACAGAGGTCACTCTTGGTGGCTCCTCTACTACTCTTGCAGGGCTTGAATCAGTAGTTATTGATGATCTAACCATTGATGGATCTAGTATAACTGCTGCTGCAACTGATACGTCTATAACTTTAGTGCCCCATGGTGCAGGTACAGTAGATGTTTCAAGTAAAAGAATTACAAGTGTAGCAACTCCTACTGCCAGTACCGATGCTGCGAATAAAGCTTATGTAGATGCTGTAAAACAAGCTCTTGATATTAAAGATTCTGTTAGAGTTGCAACTACTGGAAATATTACTATTGCGAGTGGTCTAAACGTAGGCGATACAGTAGACGGAGTTACGTTAGCAGACGGAGATAGAGTTCTTGTAAAATCTCAAACTGATGCTTCACAAAACGGTATCTATGTTGCTGGAGCAAGCCCTGCTAGATCTGATGATGCAAGTGCCACTGGTGAAATTACTCCAGGAATGTTTGTATTTGTTGAAGAAGGTACTGCAAATGGGGATAATGGTTATGTTGTAACTACTAATGGTACAATTACTATAGGTACCACAGATATTGCTTTTGCGCAATTCTCTGGAGCAGGTCAGATTACAGCAGGTGATGGTTTAAGCAAGTCGGGAAATACTTTAAATGTAAACGATGATAACATTACTTTAGAAATTGACAGTGATAATTTACGTATCAAAGGTATTACAGCTACAGCAAAAGGCGATCTACTTATAGGTGCGGCAGGCAATGCAGGCTACACTAGACTAGTAGACCCTAGTTTGGGAACTGGCGTTACAGCATCCCTAAAAATAGATGAAAATGGTTTAGTAAGTTGGTCAAGCACTATAGAAGGCGGCAGCTTCTAATAAAATTAAAACAACCCTAGCGTATATACGCGAGCAATAGGAGGCCATATGGCACAGACAATCAAATTAAAGCGTTCCTCCACCGGGGGGAACGTTCCTGCTACAGGTGATCTCGCACTTGGCGAAATGGCTATCAACACCAATGACGGTCTTATGTTCATCAAAAAAGACGTTTCTGGTACAGAAAATATCTGTACCTTCCATCCGACTGTTGATAGTGGCTCTGGTGGTACTAGCAAAAGAACACTAACTTTAGATAAAGGCAGTCAAAGTAATTTTAATCTAGACTTTGCAGACCCTTATTTAACCGGAAGCTACATTGACGGCAATGGGGCAAGAATTACTATTGGAACCGGTTCAGGAATGAGCCTGAACGCAGCCACAAATCTTATCCTAGATACTAATAATTTTTTAGCTTTGGGAGCGAGTACGGCTACTGGTATAACCCTGGGTAACAGCAGTACAAATCAAATAAATATAAACACTAGTAGTACTGGTTATTTAAAGCTACCTAACGAGGTACGTTTTACAGCTAACGATGTCTCTGAACGCACAGACAGTCCCATATTTAAAATGAAACTAGAAGATCTAGGTCAGCAAGCCAGTAGTTTAACATTTTCTGAGGGAGTTCGACTCACGAGTTATGCTTTTGGAGTAATGACAAAAGGTGCTCTTAGTTCTACACCCTCAAGCAGCTATGCTTTTACAGCTCTTACTCTAGACAACACTTCTAATTTAAAAGTAATTGCCGATTTCTTTCAAGATAGGGAGAATAGCGGTTATTACATGCAGCCAAGTACGGGTAATTCTACTAGTATGTCTTTGAAAGCGGAAGGTCATGTCGAGTTAGGTTCTGCGAGTAATACTTACCCACAAGTACTACCCTACGCTAATTATAGAGGTTACTTAGGAACCGGCTCGAAACAGTGGTATCAAGCAAATCTGTATACTGCTAATATATATGGTCTAAATATTTCAGGTTATGTGGATTTAAAGGATTTTGATTATTTAAGATTTGGTACTTCTGACGACGTTAAAATGTACTATAATGGAAACGGCAACCAGATGTATATGGAACTTGAAAGCACCGTAAATAATTTTATTATGGTAGACTCGAGCAGTACTAATGTTAGATTTACGTTTCAAAGAAGTACTGGAGACTTTACAGCTTCAGGAAATGTGACTGCTTACTCTGACGAAAGATTAAAATCAGATATTAAAACTCTTGATCCAGGCAAAACATTAGAAATGCGAGGAGTTGAGTTTATAAAAGACGGTAAGAAGGGTTCTGGTGTAATTGCACAAGAGTTAGAAAAAGTTGCTCCAGAGTTAGTAGTAAATGAAGGAGAATATAAGTCTGTTGCCTATGGTAACTTATCAGGGTACTTAATAGAAACAATAAAAGATCAACAAAAACAAATAGATGAGCTGAAAGAGCTTGTACATAAATTATTGGAGAAATAAAATGAGCACCACATATGTTTGGGAGATAACAAACTTAGAGACAAGAACCGAGGGGTCAAATACAGATTCTGTGACGCTTGTACATTGGAATAAAATAGCTATAGCTGATGATGGTGTGAGATCTCGCTTCTGCGGATCAACTCCTTTTACATCTTTACATACAACAAGCTTTACCTCTTATACCGAATTAACAGAATCTCAGGTTATAGAATGGGTACAAGCATCTATGGATGAGGCACAAGAACGATATGTAAATGAGCTTTTAGAAGAAGGGCTTGAAGCAGAAAGAAATCCTCAAGTTATGAAAGCTAATCCTTGGGATTTATAAAAAAGGGGCTTTCGCCCCTTTTTATTACTCTTCTGAAGTTTCTTCTTCCTTCGGAGCAAGCTCTTCAGTTAGTAAATCAGAGAAGCCTCTTACAGCCATTTCAATTTGGTCAATCTTAGCTTTTTGAGCATTTGACTGAGCCTGTAAATCCTGTATTTGAGACGCAAAATATTTTGCTTTATCACTAAGATCTGCTATTGCGTACTCTTCTCCGTTAAAACGCAAAGTATCTGCTTGTGTTTCTTGTGTTTCTTCTGTCATTTTTATATTCCTATTTAAATATATCTTGCCAATTTCCGGTTGTACTCGCTTTTGAGTACTCAGTGGCTCTGTTTTCAAAAAAGTTAGCGTGTTCTACGCCGTTTAACATATAGTCTAGCCAATCTAAAGGATTTTTATCACTACCAAAAATCTTTTTCAAACCTAGTCCTAATAGTCTTCGATCTGCGATGTATCGAATATACAGCTTTACATCTTCTGGTGTAAGATCAGGCACATCAGCACCTTCAAAACACAAGTCAATAAAAGCATCTTCTAGCTCTACGGAACGCTCTGCAGCACAATATATTTCATACTTTAGATCATCATTCCATAGCTCTGGATTCTCTTGAATATATGTACGGAATAATTGACTCATGCCTTCAACGTGGAGACTTTCATCTCGCACAGACCAAGTAACAATTTGACCCATACCTTTCATCAAGTTATGTCGTGGAAAGTTTAATAGAATAGCAAAACTACTAAACAATTGTACTCCTTCGGTAAAGCCTGAATAGATAGCCATTGTTTTTGCAATATCCATTTTACTACTCATACCAAAGTTGCTAAGATGTTCGTGCTTATCCATCATAGCTTTGTGTTCCATAAACTTTTGGTACTCATCATCACCGAAACCAAGTGTTTCTAGTAGTAATGAGTATGCTTCCTGGTGTACTGCTTCCATTGCTGCAAATGCAGATAACATCATACGTACTTCAGGTTGTTTAAATGTCGGCAAATAGTGTGTAGCATAACCACAGCATACGTCAACATCTGCTTGCGTAAAGAAACGAAAGATATTTGCTAGCAAAGATTTATTACCTTCACTAAGATTTTCACGAAAATCTTTCAAATCATCTGCTAGGTTTACTTCATCCGGTAACCAATGCATATGTTGTTGAGACTTATAATGTTCAAAAGCCCACGGATAGTTAAAAGGTTTATAATACTCTCTTTCTTCTAATAAATTACTCATGATAGCCACTCCATTATATCGGCCTTACTTTTACCGCCTACTAGACGTCCCTGTTCTACTCCTTCGCTTGTAATAAGTACCATAGTAGGTACTCCCCTTATCCCAAACTCACCAGCTAGATCTGGTTGTTTATCTATATCTACACTTTCTACTGGGTAGGGTAGAACCATATCATCAAGAGTTTTCTGTAACATCTTGCAAGGCCCACACCAATCAGCACTAAATTTTAGTATTTTCATCTTAACCCTCACACGCTAAACAAGCGCCTTCGTCGATACTATC